AATACCTATTCGCTATTACGAGCAAGGAGAATGATTGTGCATATTGTTATAACAAGCATATGAAATGGGCAATCAAGCAAGGTGTAACAGAAGATGAAAAACTAGAGATTATGAATGCAAGCGGAACAGAAATAGAAACCATAAAGGCTTTTGCTAAGTTTGCGAACAGTCTTGTAAAGTATAATGAGGAACACTTATGGAAGTAAAGTTATACACGCAACCCAATTGCCCTTTCTGTGATATTATGAAAGAAATGCTTGATAAAACTGGCTTTACCTATTATACTATTAATATTGCAGAGAACGCACTGGCTAAAACTTTCTTGAAGGAAGCGGGGCATAAAACTGTCCCTCAACTATATGTAGGAGATATTCATATTAATAGACGTGAAACTCAATCATATACTTCGAGCCAATTGGAAAAATATATCCGAGATGCAATGGACTATGATTGGCCAGAGGGTAATGGGGAACAGGGTATATAATGAAACTATTTGATTATGTGACAAGTATTAATGATCGTAAACAAGACTTAATGGTAGATGATACATCTGAGAAGATTTATAATTCATTTACTATCAATAGAACTTTTTCTTATTTTAAAGACACTGTGGTTCTTGCCAATGTAATGAACCAATACCATCATCTTGAGAATAAGCTACAATATCACTTTCTTCTTAATATTATTAGAAAGAAAAAGCGGTTTTCCAAATGGATGAAACCTGATGTTGAGAATGATGTCGAAGTGGTGAAAGAGTATTATGGGTACAGTAACGAAAAGGCAAAGCAAGTCATGGGGCTTTTGCGGAAAGATCAAATAAATGTTTTACGGAAGAAAGTATATAAAGGTGGGAAGTCATCATGAGTGAACAAACAAACTATTGTACAACTAAAGGCTTAGGTTGGGCATTCTTAATTATCACTATTATGATGGTAGGGTTGCCTATACTTGGCGCAGCAATTGCTTGGCCGGAAAACTGCGAACAATCTATTATTATTCCTTGTTTAGGGCTAGAGTAAAATAGAGTTCCACTCATTTTCTTAAATCTGTAATATTATAAATATGCTTATATTATAGTAAATAATGTTAATGATAATAAAAAAATGAGTGGAATGAAAATGCAAGAAGAAAACACAATTGTCGAATGGACCCCTACTGACATGCTAGAGGTTACATTAAATGAACCAGATGATTTTTTAAAAATTAGAGAAACACTTACTAGAATTGGCGTGGCCAGTCGCAAAGATAAGAAGTTGTTTCAGTCATGTCACATCCTACACAAACAAGGTCGTTACTTTATTGTACACTTTAAAGAACTGTTTATGCTAGATGGCAAGAAAGCCAATCTAGAGCAGTCTGACATTGAGCGTAGAAATACAATTGCAACTCTTCTCAGTGATTGGGGGTTGTTGGATTGGGCAAAAGATAATGGTGATCTGGCATGTGCACCACTAAGACTAATTAAAATAATCCCCTTTAAAGAAAAGAATGATTGGGAGCTTTGCCCAAAGTATAATATTGGAAACAAGTGATCATGCTGGAAGGTCTAAAAGACGCTGTAGAAAACAAAAAGCCTTTTTATGGTAATTTGAGTTTACCTAAAGAAAGCTACCCAGACTGGAACCAGCTTGTTCCATATTTTGATCAATCCTTTTTAAATGGTAACAAACGTGCAAGAGATCCGCATAAGATTTTTGTAAATGTCGGTGCCACTGATTTTAATATAGTCAAAAGGGTTCGGACTGAACTGGCCAGAGTTGTAAATAAAATTGATATATCATGTCACTGCTATGCTGGATTTAGTCCTAATGCCATAGCATCCCCCCCGCATAATGACGGGATGGAAGTTTTCTTTGTGATGATACAGGGATCAATGCCTTGGAAGATCTTTGCTGATGGGTGTGACTATAGTGACAAGACACAGACAATGACCAGCAAATCTACATTTTCTAGACGACTTGTGCAAGGAGACTTTGTGTATGTTCCAAAAGGAATTTATCATGTTGCCATTCCAGATTCTTCCCGTGTTGGGTTTTCTTTCGGCTGGTAGTTATTTTTTGCATAATAGGTCTTGAAAAATAACATAGCTTGTGTTATTATAATCCTTATAAATAGTTTCGTAATGCGGATGACCCGGTTACGAAACTATTCTTGCTGTTAAAAGGAGAAAACAATGACAGGCTTGAAAACACTATTCCCACGTTCATCTTTTGTGGGATTCGATCACCTCTTTCAAGAACTTGAGTACACTGCATCGCATGCTCAAGATAATTACCCTCCTCATAATATTATCAAAGAAGGCGAAGAAGATTATCTAATCGAACTTGCCATCGCTGGTTTTAGTACAGAGGGTATTAATGTAGAGGTACACCAGCGTACACTTACTGTGACTGGTGAGCATGTTAAAAAAGGTCGTGAGTACATTCATCGTGGTATTTCCACCAAGAAGTTCAAACGCACCTTTAGGCTGTCTGAGAACGTAGAAGTTCACGGAGCAGATATTCAGGATGGCATCCTTGCAATTCATTTGAAGTATGTTATTCCAGAAGAAATGCGTCCTCGTAAAATTTCAATTGGAAAAAACGAGGAAATCACAAATGACTACAACAGTCAATTACTTACCGAAACTGACGGTAATCACTCCAGCCGTACAACTCTTTAAAGTTGTCGGGAACTATTTGATCGGGCTTCATGCTTCGTATCGCAAAGCAAAAGATGTTACTAAAACTATTCAGGAGTTGAATAAACTTTCAAACGCTGAATTGTCTGATATTGGGATTAGTCGTGGTGATATTTACACCATTGCACATCAAAATGTTAGTGACTATCACGACAAAATTCGTGGGAGAGTGTAACATGGTTGCTATTGCATATAACTACATTGCCAGTCCCTTTGCAGGTATTGGCAAGAAGATCATAGATAAACTAGAAATGATTGGCTATGCCCGAGCAGCAGCTCACTTCGCTAATCATGGTTTTCATGAAGAAGCTAAGAAGTGTATGATGGAGTATGCTCGTCTGCAGAAGTAATATAAGGCACTGAGGGGCTGTAATGGCCCCTCTGATCACACACAACACAAACAGGAGTCTATTATGACTAATAAAAATCCATTCGAAATTCGTGCAGATGTTCTTGCTATGGCAAAAGACTACATGGATAAACAGGTAGAATTAAATACTGCGCTATTCCAACAGATGATGGAAGCTGGTAAGAAAACAATTGAAGATTGCCCCACCATGTATACAATGGAAGAACTTCAAGAGAAGGCAAAGGAAATGTATTCCTTTGTATCTAAAAAAGATTAATTGTATAAAATTTGAGGAGCTGTAATGGCTCCTCTTCACCTATAAAATGTTAGTGATGATTGCACTTGATTATTGAATTGAATATAACAGAACTTTGTGATATGAAGTGTAGCTTCTGTCCAAGAAGTAATGGATATCCAAACTCCAATTTAAATATGACTTTAGATACTTTAAGTGTCATCACAGCCCATGCTAAAGAATTGGATGGAGATTATACCTTTCATATATCAGGACGTGGAGAGCCTACACTTCATCCAAAGTTTTCTGATGTGTTAGATATCCTCACACCCTTTAAGGTAAAGCTTTCTACGAATGGTAATAGAGTAGACAAATACCTTGATAGAATACAGAAACTTAAAAAAGTTGATTATAGTATATACGACGAGTCTAAGTTGACTCCACAAGAGGCTATTTCCAAATATAACTTTCATGTAGTTGACAAGAGAACCACTACAAGAAACACGTACCATAATAGGGCTGGTGCCATTAACAATGAGCTGACCGTATCGAACCCTAGACATCCAAAATACGGACTATTTTGCGAGAAACCTTTTTACGTTGTTTATATTAATTATAATGGTGATTACAATCTGTGCTGTAATGAGTGGGATACCCCCACTGTATTAGAAAATGTTCACACCCAATCAATAAAAGATTATCTATCTAAAAATAATATTTTAAAATCATTTCAAAAAGATCTATTAAAAGGCCAAAGAAATAAGTCTCCTTGCAAGGAATGTAATAAAATGATGCATCCAAAAGCTGTTGACTTTCTTGACAAACTAAAGTATACTATAGGCTAAGTATAAGTTTGGAGGTTATATGAACTTTTATACTAGCGTAAATCGCATTGGTAATAATATATTATATCGTGGTGTTAATGAGAGTGGTAAGTCTGTACAGACAAAGTATAAATTTAAACCAACTCTGCACCTTCTTTCTAGAAATACGGACACTCCCCACAAGACCCTTGATGGTAGGTCTCTTGATGCGATACAGCTTGACTCAATGTCTGAGGGCTATGACTTTGTAAAGAAATACAAAGATGTTGAGAATATGTCAGTCTATGGCAACACCAATTATATCCATCAGTTTATTATGGATAAGTTCCCCAATGATATTAAGTTTGACCCTAGTAAGATCAATGTCGTCAACTTCGATATTGAGGTTGCCAGTGATGACGGCTTCCCCTTTGCAGAACAAGCGGCTCATCCTGTAATTTCAATTGCTCTGAAGTCTTCTTTGAGTAATGTATATCATGTGTGGGGGCTGGATGAGTATGACGCCGAGAAAGCATATTCAAAAGATATAATTGTACAGTACCGTCACTGTAAAAGTGAGATCGAACTCCTTTCAAAGTTTGTAGAGTATTGGGCAAATAATTGTCCTGATGCTATCACAGGATGGAATATTCGCCTCTTTGATGTGCCGTATCTAATCAACCGCATCAATCGTATTGGAGCCGAAGGTTCTGCAAAGCGATTGTCCCCTTGGAATGATATTAAAGAGCGGAACATTGTCATCAAAGGTCGTCAAATGACTGCCTACGAAATCACTGGTGTTCAGCAGCTGGACTACTATGACCTATTCCAAAAGTTTGGATACTCTTATGGTGCTCAAGAATCGTATAAGCTAGATCATATCGCATATGTTGTATTAGGAGAGCGTAAGCTTTCGTATGAAGAATATGGAAACCTCTACACTCTCTATAAAGAGGACCATCAGAAGTTTATTGACTATAACATCCGTGATGTCGAGATTATTGAACGTCTCGAAGAAAAAATGGGTCTTATCACTCTGGCCATGACTATGGCGTATCGTGGGGGTGTGAATTATGCGGACACATTTGGCACCACGGCTATCTGGGATTCAATCATATATCGTGAACTCGCCAAGGATAATATTATCGTACCGCCTAGTGGCAATAAGCCAAAGACGCCATATCCGGGTGGATATGTTAAAGAGCCGTTTGTTGGTGGTCACGAATGGGTGGTTTCTTTTGACTTAAACTCGCTCTATCCTAATTTGATTGTACAATATAATATGTCTCCCGAGACCTTGGTTAGTAGTAGATCTTTTCCTCATGGCGTTGATTACTATTTAAATCAGGAGTTTAACACTGATGGCAATGTTGCAGTCTCCGCTAATGGTTCTTGTTACACTAAAGAAAAACAAGGCATCCTACCTAAGATCATCGAAGACTATTACAATGAGCGGCGTGTAATTAAGAAGGAAATGCTACAGGCCCAACAGCAGTATGAAAAAACCAAGACGATTGAGCTAGAACGCACCATCAATCAATTAGAGAATAGGCAGATGGCTATTAAGATCCTTCTCAATTCTCTTTATGGTGCTTTGGGTAATCAATACTTCCGGTACTTTGATCAGAGGATTGCAGAGGGTATTACTCTTTCTGGGCAACTCTCTATTCGCTGGGCAGAGAAGGCTATGAATAAAGAGATGAATAAAATCTTGCAAACCTCAGGCAAGGACTATGTTATCGCAATTGACACCGATTCTCTCTACATCAACTTTGCACCGCTGGTGGAAAAACTACAGCCAAACGATCCCGTCAAGGCAATCGATAAGATATGTGCAGGTCACTTTGAAAAAGTGTTAGCAAAGTCTTATGATGAACTGTTCAACAAGATGAATGCATATAAGTCTCGTATGGAAATGTCCCGTGAGGCCATTGCTGATCGTGGCATCTGGACTGCCAAGAAGCGTTACATTCTGAATGTACACAACAACGAAGGTGTACAGTACGCAACACCTAAGCTCAAGATGATGGGTATTGAGGCTATTAAATCATCTACACCACAGGTTGTTCGTGATAAATTCAAAGAGATATTTCGTGTCATCATTGAAGGGACTGAGCAGGACACGCAGAAGTTTATCTCAGACTTTAAGCGTGAGTTTAAACAGTTGCCACCAGAGGCTATTGCGTTCCCTAGGGGCTGTAATATCATAAGACCAGACGGTAGCACTTGGGCTGATCATGCAAATATCTATCGTGCGGCTTGTCCTATACACGTCCGTGGCGCTTTGCTCTATAATCATCATGTGAAAAACCAAAGTTTGGAAAAGAAACATGAAATGATTAATAATGGCGAGAAGATTAAATTCATATATCTGAGAAAGCCTAATCCTATAAAGGAAAATATAATATCATTTCCTACGGTATTGCCAAAGGAATTGGGGCTACATAACTATGTTGACTATGATTTAATGTTCAACAAAACATTTATAGAACCCCTGAAATTTGTACTGGATGCTGTCAAGTGGTCAGTCGAGCCGAAGGCTACATTAGAAGATTTTTTTACATGAATATAATACCAGCCAAAAATTTTCTAGGAGCCCTCAGAGGTTTTCAAGGATCACTACCAAGAAGTCAAGAAATTGCGGATATGTTTACATATCTCCAAGAAAACTACCACTTTAAAAATATATTGGAGTTTGGCTTCAATTTGGGTCATTCTTCTACATGGTTTTTGTACGCATTTCCAAATGCAAAAGTTGTTTCATTCGATCCGAAAGAGCGCACCATATCCAAAGAGCGCACCATATCCAACGTTAGAATATGGCAAATGCAGGAATCTAAATTTGGAAATCGATTTAGATTTTGGCCTAACTTTTCGACTGAAGCCATACAAAAATATCAGCACCAAGAAGAACCATTTGACATAGTGTTCGTAGATGCTGGGCATACCTTTGGGGCTGTGTATGATGATATTGAAACTGCATTACATCTGAAAATACCATTAATTTTAATAGATAATATGGAATTAGAACCACAAAAAAGAGCGGTTGCAGCATGGAAAGAAAATTTACAGTTTACAAAGCAGTTTAAATACTATACAATTAATAAAGATAAAGTGGAACACGAAAGATATGTGAACTTATATAATGTACTCAGTTACGATATTCAAAAACCAGTATGATAACAAGACGCATCGTCGTCTTGACTTTGAGACTTGGATTCAATTTGAAAGGTTTATATACAAACTATCAGAAAGACCCATGGAGGGAAAAAAAGATGCAGAACTTATTTCACCTGCTGTTTATCAGGATGGAACTACAAGATCCAACAAGAATGTATTGGGTTGGGCAGGTTGGGCTGCTGTTGATGTTGACGATCACGAATTCTCGGGAAACCTAAAAGATGAGCTCATTCGAACTTATGGTAAATATAATTTTATCTGTTATTCTACTGCAAGCTCTAAATATGGTTTTCCAAAGTTTAGGTTGGTCTTCCCAATTACAAAAACGGTTAAACGAGACTCTATCAAACATTTCTGGTTTGCACTCAACTCAGAGCTCGATTCAATTGGAGATAAGCAAACTAAAGACTTATCTAGAATGTATTATGTCCCTGCTGCGTACAATGACGCTTTCAACTTTATTTTTACTAATTCTGGTGGTAATGACATAAATCCGCATTACTTAATGTCTAAATGGGAATATAGTGTCCAGAAGGATAGCAAGAACTTCATGGATCGACTTCCAGAAGAATGGCAAAAGCAAATTATAGAATACCGTAAAGGTAAAATGAATAATGATATTACCTATTCATCATATGCTGATTGTCCTTTTGTGAACAAAAAGTTGATTAATGAATTCAAGAGTATTGCTCATATTGATAACAGCGGTAGATACGCCATGATATATAAAATTATGGTTTCAATTGCCAGCAATGCCATAAGTAGGCAGTATCCAATCACTGCACAAGAAATAGAAACACTCTGTCGTCAAATTGATTTAGAAACTGGCAATAGATATGAAAACAGACCTTTGCATGTAGAGGCAAACAACGCTTTAGAATATGCTTACAAAAATGGGATGATTTGAGAGGATACACAAATGAAAATTATTGCAGGGCCATGTCAA